GATCGTCATTACTCACACCGTCTTTGCTAATGAAGTTCACACCAATGCGGTTATTGCGATATTCATTGATAATACGAATGACAGCCAAGTGAATCTTATTGACTTCAAATTTAGGCTTGTTTTCAAACTGCTCGCCTAACTTGCCTTCCCACTGAGCCCCAGCAATAGAATAAAAACGACGATCCTCTAAGCACTGTTGACGTTCATCAGCAACAGCACCTTGAGCTTTATCAAATTGTTTCTTTGCGGTTTCGTGGATTTTGGCAAGTCGATCTACTTTATCAGTCACGACTTGACTCCATTTGATTACCAACGATTGACTGTTGGGATTGGATTGATTGTTATTTCTTTTGGTTTTCCGACTAAGCCCTTGCGAATAGCGTAGCGTCTCATCATGTAGGCATAACGCGCTGCATCGAGCACATCCTCACCAGATTTCACGATCTTGCCTTTATCATCACGATGGTATTGCAAGAACTCATCCAGAAATGCACGTAGGCCCTTAAATACCTTAAATCGGCCCTTGCGCATTAAATCCAGAATCTCAAAGAGACCAGCTTCAACACCGTTAGATCCATCAGGCCATGTAGCATGTTCAGCCAGCATATTGAAGCCAGCTTCCTGATAGTAAGACTTCTGTTGCTTACCTGAGCCTTTCTCAGTCTGCAGACCATCCAAAGGCCAAGCTGTTGGCACACCTGCTGCCCATGACTTAACAGAGCCCCAAGCATCGTTTGGCGATACCTGGCGCTGTTTCCATGCATGAGTGATGTAAATCGTTTCCGAGTCCATATCAATGGCAAGCTGAACTTGTGCTTGCGGATGATCCCAGCCAAAGTCCATACCATCGATGACCATCCAGTGATCTGGAATATCAAACGGATCACAGGTTATGTAGTCCTCACTCAGATCATAAATACGACCATGACCGAGCATTGGAATACCTTTGGTACGCATTTCACGCTGATGCGGTGGAAACGATGCCAGAAGCGTTTCTTTAGTTTGCTCGGTTAAGTGAGTGACATCATCCCAGCCTGCACGAATCAAGTATTGGCCTTGGCTTGGTGTATCCATAAACTGAACAACCAATTCAGTCCGGCCATTCTCAGGCGTGAATGTTAAAATACCTCGACCACCTTGACCTTGATCACCAGTCGCAGTACGTGTCAAAACCTGCGGGAAAATTGTCTGGTCCCTTGGCTCCTCATCGATGTGATACCAGTCAACCGAATCACCCATTAGTGCATGCTGACCCTGTGAATATGACCAGAGCTGCACCTTTGATGTTTGATACTGGACATCGCCACCACCACCATGACGCACATAGACAGAGCGCATTGCATTTGTGGTGCCAGTCATTGACTCATGCTCAAGAATGTACTCGGGCGGAATCAAGCCACCCTCCCATCGATTCTCTATACGACGACCAAAGATAGGTGTCTGCAATAGATCTCGGCATTTCTCGCCAGAGTAGCCCAGCAGCCAGATTAATGGCGCATGATCGAATGCATGACCATCCCACCAGTCAGGGTAATGACCAAGCGCATGGATCGTATCAACGTACGTTCCTGTCATGGTTTTACCGACACGGTTGGCCGCCATCAGCATGACTTGTGAATATTGCTTTGTTGCCCAGATTAATTCGTGCTGGAACGGGTAAAGCTTATCTCCAAAGCTTCTGTATTGATATGTACTGTTTCGACGGTGCCGCTCTTCCAATAATGCTAAATAAGCTAATTTTTCCTCTCTAGTCATTATTGTCTCACTTTAGCTTCAGCCTCTTTAATGCGCTTATTCAACTCATCATCAGAGATACCCATTAAGGGCTCACCATCTTTGCCGGTTAATTCTTGACGATTGGTAAACTGACCACCTAGATCCTGAGCTGCTTGTTTTAAAATATTTAAAGACATCACTACGTTTTTGCTATTTTTAGCCAACAATTTGTCATATTGCTTCAATCGAAAGTGCTTATTGGCAATTGGTATATCAATTAAACCCTCATCAAATTTCTTTCGAGTTTCATGAAAGAGATCAACGAATTTTTTACTTAAATCTTTACCACGTACTTTGGTTGGGTCGTAAGCAGCAACCTGCTGACGCTCAATCTGGATGCCAAATTCTTGTTTTACCGCGTCCGCTACTTCTTGTGGGGTGTCACGGCATGCAAGAGACTGAACTATAAATATTTTTACAGGCTCTTTTAGTGTCGCCATAACATCTCCCCTGTATCAGGATGTATCGGGATTTAAGCCAACTTCAATAAACAAGTACCGCATGCATGAGCAATATTAGCCCGAGATATAGTTGGACCATCGTTTGCAAGCTCTACCATTTTTTGGACATCTGGTGATGCACCGTAACGCTGGACCACACCATGGAATTCTTCGACGTCATGACCACGTAAGAATAATCGAGGCTCACCCATTGAGTTGTATTCAAACATCTCTGCCTTGGCATTCCATTTATGCCCAATGTGATAAAGCTCATGTTCTACCAATGCGCAAAAATCCGTATCGCTCATGATCTGACATACACGCGCATCTAGCGTGATGATGTATTTAGGCACATCACCAAACCAGTCAATCAACTGAAGTTCTTGCCGGTCTTTACGCCAACCACCCACATTAATCATCACTCGTTCAGTCTGACCCAATACACGACGATCTTTAGCCTCACACCTGGTATAAGCCCATAAGAATGAAATCTCAGGAGGTTGAAAGCTTAATAGGTGCTCATGGTCTGGATTGTGAAGTTTCCCCCACTCTTCAAGAAAAGTTTCTCTAATCCACGGCCATAAATCATTATTTGCAGGCTCGAAGTGAAGCAGACCACCGCTTTCAATAAACTCATCATCCTCGACATCTGTGTTTTGATTATCTTGAATAGGGGGATAAGGACGCTTCATCTTGATAACACCACTTCAAATCATCCGGCACAGTCAAATGCACATGCAACTGAGTCACAGCAAAGTCATGCACATAATTTAAATACTCGGTCATCTGCTTAACGCTTAATTTGGTTGTACTGCAAAGTCTGATCACCTGCTTACCGATAGTTTCATACTCATCCGGTTCAGACTGTTTCACCTTGGCAATGGAATCACACATCTCAGCAAAATCTTGATCATCACGACGATAGATATAAATCAGAAAGCGTTTCTTAAATTCGTAATGCAGCTGATCCTTATGAGTGCCATTCTTCTTTTCGATTTGACCCAACCACATCCAATACAATCTATTCTGTGCGGTGGATCTATCATCCTGTTTCTGATCAATCACCACTCTTAACGGCTTACCCTCATTAATCGCCCGGGTGTAATTCGTGTGCATGTAGTTAATGGCTTTGGTGATGTCGGCATGAGACTGGATAGGAAACACGGCTTTTTGCATTTCCTGCTCCTAAAGCTTCGTACGATAATACTTTCAATCACTTAGAGCTGTCATACACAGCATTGAAAGCGATTCACTTATTAATGTTCTTTTGTCCATACCGATGATAATTACAGGGCACCATTGGTTTTTATCCCAAATCTCTTTCTTGCCATTTTTAATCCGGTAATAAACTCCAGCTTGCCAGTGGGTAGCACCTTGAGGTTTATTTGCCTGTATCTGCTCGTACATCAAAACACCTCTCTATCTTCCATCACCAACATCCGATTCACTTTCACCAACCACTGATCAAACATCTCTTCACTTTCTACCCGGTTACCCAATTGGAAAGTATCGAACTGGAAATGGCAGGAATGACATAGCGGAACCGTGAACTGATCTGAACTTTTAATCGACCTACCCTTACCATGCTTAGCACTATTTGAATGAGCAGCCTGACTATTGGGATTACCGCACCGAATGCATGGCAGTTTTCTGATTGCTGCGAGTCTTTTGTGGTTGCGCATTTAATTGTTCTTCTATGCTGTGAATCTGCTTATTTACTTTGCGAAGTTCAGCACCACACATTTCTTTAAATGCATAGCTTGAATACAGATGGTTGTAATTCATTAAGCGACTACGATTCTTTTCCAGAACTTCTAAATTCCGTTTTGCTTCTATGATGTCCATACAACCAACCTTCCGGTATTTCCGGATAGTTCAAATAAGAAAAGAAAAACCCCACCAATAATGCATATTGAGTGGGGTTCTGTTTGCCGTAATCCGTTCGGCTAAAGTCACCGAAGTGACAAGGGTTTATTCATCCAGCCATTTGCCACACTTACGACATTCGATCTGGATAAAAATATCAGACTCGTAATCGTAGCGATGAAAGCAGAATAGGCGCTTTAGGAATTGGAGCATGTGGATCTCCTGAATCTGGGTGGCGGCATTAATTTAAAAACCACTAGAAATTAATGAAACCGCCATAATGCAAAAAGCCCACCATTTGGCGAGCTTCTTTGTCAATCAAAGTGAATTACTTACACTTCGGTGACTTATAACACAAAATAGCATATTCACATTTAAACGCAAGTTATTTAATCATTTTAAGCGAAGTCTTTTGTCATGACCTACCAGATAGTAACTTCCTGCAAAAACCATATTGTTAATTGAGCTTCGACTTAAGGTAAATTCTTTCTCCATCTGGCTTAATGACATCCCTCTCACATTCTTCTCTATAAACAACTGCACAGCCACCTTTGCTGAAGCACAAACAGTCGTTGATTTCTTAAAATCCACAATCAATTTCCGCACCTGCTCAGCTTCAAAATCATTAATCTTGCAAATGATCTGGTCCTTACG